CTTATTACTTTTAAAGTAGTATAATCTAAAATGTCAGGAGGTGAAAATGTGGGATATACAACAAAAAAACTAAGAGAATATCGTATGGAACAAGGCTTGTCAATGAATGAGTTGTCGTATAAGGCTAAAATTACGGCAAATCAAATATCGTTACTTGAAAAGCAAAAAATTAAAAGACCGCAAGCTGCAACCATACGAAAGCTTGCAGAGGCATTAGGCAGACCGATTACAGATTTCATTGAAAAGGAGGAAAACTAAGTATGAATGAGTTGCAAAAAGATAGGACGACTTGGTGTTTTGCTGACTTGTGTCATTATAGTATGCCACAGAACAATGCCAAAGAAACAAAAAAATAACGATAACACGCCAACCAAAGCAATCGTTATCGTTATCAGTACAAGACGTTTCCGTCTACAAGATATTATATCATAGATTGAAACTCTTGTCAAAGCAAAATTTGAGAGGAGAAGTTTAATGAATAATTTACAGATTGTAAAATCAGCACAATTCGGAGAGGTACAATGTGATGTGTACTCAGACAATCAAGATATGTTTATGACAAGTGAACAACTCGGTAAATGCTTACAATATGCAAGTCCACGAGAAAGTATCAATAAGATTGTTTCAAGAAATGGTTATTTAAAAAGTGAAGAATTTTCTTCCGAAGTCATTTTGACTTCGGAAGCAGGACAGAGAAAAACAAGAGTTTTCACAGAAGACGGCATATATGAAGTTACATTTCTCGCTAAAACCGAAAAAGCAAAAGAGTTCAGAGCGTGGGTAAGAAAGTTACTGAAATCATTGCGCAAAGGCGAAACGGTTAATATCGCAACAGACCGCTTAAAAGAAATTGAATTACAAGCAAAACGTGATAGAGCCACCGCAATGTTACTTAACGCTCAAAATCGTATGATAAAAACGCTTTTATCGAACACTAAGGACAAAAACTTATCACAGATTGCGATTGATGTTATGGGTATTAAGGCGGTGGAGCAGATAACGGGTAAGAATATGAACCAGTATTTACCCGAATGTGAAAAGCTTTATTCAGCAACGGAAGTCGGTGGAATGTTCGGTGTATCGGCTATGAAAATTGGCAAGACTGCAAATGCAAGCGGACTTAAAAATGATACATACGGTAAAATGGTTATGAGTAAGTCAAAACATAGTTCTAAAGAAGTACAACAGTTTTTATACAATGAAAAAGGTGTACAAGCTTTAGGCAAGATTTTAGGCAAGACTGTTAAAACGGCATAGGAGGGAATTGTGATGTTAAGTAGAGAAGATATAATTAAGTATATAACTAAATGCGTTGATTGTGCTATGCCGATTTTACAAGATGAAAATGGTCTTGATGTATCAAGAGGTTATAGCTTTATGTTGGATAAAGATAAAAAGGCTAAGGTACATATAGTTTTTGAAAATTGTATATGATTATAGCATTAAAGCACCTTTCGGGGTGCTTTTTCTATGCAATAAAATGAGGTGACATGATGTGCAGACGAATACCACCATAGTAAGATAGTGAAAAAAGTATACAAAAGTTTAAAAGGAGGTTTATATGGGTGTAATTGATAATGCAGTTCAATGGGCGATAGATATTGCAAATGACGATAGTCATTGGTACAGTCAAGACGTGAGATGGGGACCGCATTATGATTGTTCTTCTTTTGTTATAACAGCGTATCAAAATGCGGGAGTGCCTGTTAAAGATAATGGTGCTACATATACGGGGGATATGTATAACGTTTTTATTTCGTGTGGATTTAAAGACGTAACGTCATCCTGTAATCTGTCAAACGGAGCAGGTATGTTAAAAGGTGATGTGCTTTTAAATAAAGCAGACCATACCGCTTTGGTACAGGCGGACGGCGGAACAACAGTTGAGGCAAGAGGAACATCATTCGGTATTGTTACCAATGTGCCTTACAGAAATTATCCGTGGGACTGTGTACTCAGATATACCAAAGACGGAGGCGGTTATATTGCAAACTGGGTTGAGAGAGAAATACCGAACATAGGAAAGTCGCTCGCAACTAAATCATATATGGCATATCAAACATATACGAACAGTCAAGCAAGCGGATATAAATACTTGTGGGGCAGTGACAGCAGTACGTCAAACGGCGGATTGCGAAAGTACAAAGATTTTATTTGTATGGCACTCGGTTCGTATTACGGACCGGACGGCACGTTTGTTAAGATTGAATTTGACGACGGTAAAGTGATATACGCAGTCAAAGGTGACGAAAAGAAAGACAGCGAAACCGACAGCCGACATATGTATCACACAGGCAGTGATGCAAATATGACGGAGTTTATCATTGACGGAAATGTTGTAACAGGCAATGAAAAATTCACATCTGCATTAGAGTCGGAGGGGATTAACCGCTCTGCCCGTGTTGTGAGAATTTGGACAAGCGATACAGAGCCGACATACGGAAGTACAGGAAGTACATCCGGTGAAAAAGAATATCATTTTGCGGATACCAACGAAAAAATACCTATCCACAATTCGATTTTCAAACAAGCACCTATGCTGTTAGACGGTGCTTTGAAAGTAGTGGTAAATGATACAGACGTATCAAAGCATATAGGAGATATATCGTGGACAAATACAAAAAATACACTTGCGACAACGATGTCTTTCAGCACTCCGAAACCTAAAGAAATGAAGTATATGAATATATACATACCAAAAATGGGCGATATTATGAGGTACAGCGGAGGAGATAAAGAAGATTTCAGAGGTGTAATAATCGAGGTTGACGACGGAGCAATGTATGAAAACAAATATACTGCCGTTGATGTAGGGTGGTATCTGAACAAAACCACCGACACATATCAGTTTACATCTATGCGAGCCGATGACTGCATAAAGAAAATATGCAACGATTTATACATTCCGATTGTGCTTATTCCCGAATTGAGTACGCTTATAACTCAAATATATATCGACAAGCCCATATCGGACGTTATCAAGGATATTCTTGAAAAGTGCGGAAGTGGGTATAACTTTGACTTTGTACCCGACGGTATGCGTATATATTTGTGCAGTGATATGTCGGTCGAGCCGAAGTTTAGAATATCGCCGAATACCGAACTCAAAAACTCAGTACAGTATATGGGTAATATTGAGCATAAAGGCAGTATTGAGAATATGAAGAACAGTGTTAAGGTGATAACCGATACGGACGTTATGACTACCCTGAAAGCCGAGGAGAGTATATCAAAATACGGCTTTCTGCAAGAAGTGGTAAAAATGAATGACGGAGATAATGCGTCGGACTTGGCAAAGAAAAATCTTGGCGAGCTGAATAAGGAAGATGAAACGTATTCCGGTGAAATAATCGAGGAGCTGACAAGCTATACACGAGCCGGAAGTACGATAGAAAAAGACGGTGTTAAATATGTGATTACAAGCAGTCAGCACAGTATAAAAAACGGTGTTCACTACAATAAAATTGATATGGAGAGATTAGTATGAAAAACGGAGTCGAAACACTTGCAAAGATGTTTAAGGACCGTGAAAACGCAACGAGTGATTTTGTCGTATTCGGTAAAATAATTGAGCTACCGAACCTTAAAATACAATTCACCTCTAAAATAATTCTGACTAAGGACCATATAAAAAGTCTTATTGATTTATACAAACAGGATATTGACGGACGATATGTTTATAAAGGCAGAGAAGTTGCAATGATTCCGTACAGAGGCAATAACAGATATTTGGTGTTGGGGGTGACGGAGAATGGCTGATTACACAAAAACAGAACCTGCATTTGATTTTCAAAAGGGCGATTTTATTATTATAAACGGTCGTCCGAAAATGACGGTCGGCAGGGAACGTATAAAAAATTGGGTGCAAAAAATACTCAATACGCAAAAGGGCAGATATAAAATTTATAACGGTACAGGATACGGTATAAATATAGAAGATACTTTTGTCGGAAAGAATTACAATCGTGACTACATCCGTTCGGAAGTCAAGCGCGAGATAACCGAAATGCTTACCGCAAATGAAGATATAGTGAGTATTGATAACTTTAATATGGAAGTAGACGGCTCACTGCTTACAGTATCTTTTACCGTAAACAGCGTGTACGGCGATATAAATGACGTTAAGGGGGCGATATAATGGCTGAAACTATTGATACAATACTTGAACGTATGCTTTTGCAGATACCGTCAAGATATGATACGTCATCGGGAACTTATACATACGATATAGAAAAATCAACGGCAACGGAGTTTGAGAATGTTTATGATATTATATCATCTCTTGACTCCTATTTTTATGCGTCAACCGCTACGGGTAAGTATCTTGATATGCGTGTAGGCGAGTTCGGATTGGAACGCAAAGAGGCAAGCTATGCAACAGGATATGTGACTGTAAGCGGTAACGTCGGAGCAAAAGTGTCTGTCGGTGAAAAGGTGGCGGCGGGTAATGTTATATTTAATATAACCGAAAATGCGATTATACCAAACGGCGGAAGTGTAACGGTACGAATTGTGTGTGACAGTGCCGGAGTAAAAGGCAATGTTGAAAAAGGGAAAATAAACAGATTTCCGGTTACGATTCAAGGACTTGTATCCGTAACAAATGAAATTTCAACCACAGGAGGCAGTGACAAAGAAAGTGATGTTGAACTGCGAAAGCGTTTTACCGAATATGTTTCGCATCCTATAACAAGCGGGAATAAGTGGCAGTATATCTCTTGGGCAAAATCAGTTGACGGAGTGGGTGACGCAAAATGCTTGCCGTTGTGGAACGGGGCGGGAACGGTTAAAGTGATAATCGTTGACAGCGAAAAACAACTTGCGGGAAGTGAGCTTATAAATAAGGTACAGAGTTATATAGATGAACAATGCCCAATAGGTGCAGATGTAACAGTTACAACTGCAACGACAGTAAGTATAAATGTTACGTTTTCGGCAGATGTGGACGAAAGTACAATTGAAAGTATTAAAGCGAATATCAGAAATTATTTGCGTGATGTGTCTTTTGCAAACGGATATGTGTCGTATGCAAAAATAGGTCAAACCATATTGAATACAGACGGTGTTGACGATTATTCAAATTTGAAAATCAATTCAAAAACAGAAAATATCGCAATATCCGAAACTGAAATCGCTGTCCTTGGGGGTGTTACCGTTGGCTGATGTAGGACAGAATTTACCGTCGTACTATAAAAAGTCACGGTATATAAAAGCATTAAATACACCCGTCAATGCGGAATTTGAACGTTTGTATGAGTTGATAGAAATGTTTATGAAAAACAGATTTATTGACAGTGCCGATGAAGATGCCGTAAGAGAATATGAAAAAAGTTTGGGTATATCAGAAATCGGCAATACCCTTGAGGCACGAAAGAGCCTTATTAAAATAAGAATGAGAGGGTCGCAAACCTCAACAAAGGCGAATTTGCGGGCGGTAATTGAGAGTTACGGTGTATTGGTTGATATAACCGAAGATATTAAGAATTACAGTTTTACGGTGATTTTTCATCAACCGAATGTGCCGGAAAGTGTGATTAAGAATATTATCGAGGATCTGAAACCGGCACATTTGTCGGTATTATATGCGTATGAATATAGCGGAACATTTGAATTTGCCGACCACGAAAATGACTATAACATTGAAACAGGATTTGCCGATGGTAACGGTCACGGCGGTTACTTAGGAAATATTTAAGAGGGGAGAATAAATGTATGAATTTTAATAATAGTTTGCCTGAATGGAAGAATACAGGCACCGAGCCGAGCGATAGTCTGAAAAATGACGGATTTAAAGCCGGATATAAACCGTCGGCAAATGTTTTTAATTGGTTTTGGAGTTTGGTAAGTAAGTGCATTACTGAAATTCAGTCAAAACTGTCAAACGAAGAAACCGCAAGAACAGAGGCGGATAAGAATTTGCAACAACCGACATTTACAGAGGCAAGCACACGAGTAAATATAGCGAGTGGTGAAACGCTAAGCACATTGTTCGGAAAAATAAAGAAATTCTTTACCGATTTAAAAACGGTAGCGTTTACAGGTTCATATTCTGACCTATCCAACAAACCAACGTCAATGCAAAATCCGAATTCATTGACACTGACAATGAACGGCTCAGCAACGAGCTATAACGGTTCGGCAACGGCAAGCAAGTCGTGGTATGCGCCGACAAGTGCGGGAACGACCGGATATAATTTGATTAGTAATGGTAGTGGTGCTCCTGTATGGCAACAACTACCTTATGCGGTATGCAATACAAGTGGAAGTACAGTAGCAAAAACAGTTTCCATAACAAATTTTAAACTTGTTACAGGTGTGCGTGTGTTTATCAAATTTACATATGCACATGACTCAACAACAAAAGCCACTCTAAATGTAAATAATACAGGTGCTAAAAGTATCAGATACAAGGGGTACGGCGTCTTTAAAGGTTATAATGGTGGTTACAACTCTACAAATAAACAATACCCAAATTCTTGGGAAGCAGGTGAAATTGTTGAATTTATATATGATGGTACAGAATGGGTAAGTACCCTCGAAAAGAGAAAAATCGACCACAGCAATATAGTAGTAGGTACAATTAATGTTGACGGTTACAGAATACCTCCTTCAATAAGTGATGTTGATTTTATGTGCGGAATTGATGGAAAGTCCGATGTTGAGGTAATACAAGAGGCTATAAATGCATCAAGAAATGGTTCGCGGATAATTTTTAAAAAAGGTAACTATTCAATAGACGCCCCCATTTATATGTATAGCGGTAATCACGCTTGTAAGCTATCAGGTGAGCAAACAGGTGATAGACCTAAATTAAAATTTAGTAATAACGGTATCATAACTTCACGGAGCAGTTCTTCTGACTCAAAAGCTTCATATCCATTATATTTTGAGAATATTGCAATGGAGTTAATACCACAATTATGTATCGAGGCTGGTAGTATATATTTTGATAATGTGTTTTCAAGATTAGATGTTACCACAGCACAGAACTTGGGAAGTACACCTATTAAGTCATCTGGTTTGTTTAAAGTGGAAAGAAGCGAAATTCATTTGTGGATTAGAAATAGCACAAGCTATATATGCTATTGTGGTATTGATTGTACCAAAATAGAGATAGATGACAGCTCCGTATCGTTGCAGAATGAGTGCTCGTCAACTATAAATGCAGGTGGTGCTGATTTAAACTTTATTTATAACACTGACGCAACAGGGTATATACGAAATAGTAAATTAACGGGACAAGGTAATGGTAGAACAAATTTTATAAACGGGAAAGTGACTATTGATGAGTGTGATATTACTCTGAAAAATAGAAATCATTCATTATGTCACTACACCACAAACACAGAGCAAAAGTTATGTTCATTAAGAGATTGCACTATCAATTATACGGCAAGTACATATTTGACTTTTGGTAAAATTGAAGGTTGTTTTTTCATAAATACGGTTACTGGTGTTAATTCGTCCGAGAATTACAAGCTCCAAATACTTTGCCCAACTCAAATGATAGGAAATACTTTTATTGGACGTTCTGAAAT